CTATAAAGTAGTTAACCCCTTAAATGAATATACCTCTAATATAAAAAGCAAACTTTGTGACATGACCTTCCGAAAGGAGATGCAGCATGAAACACAAATACAAATGCAAGGGTAAAGACAAAAGGAAGGTCAAGTAAATGACCCTATTAGAACTCTTAACCAGTTCATTGCGATCTATTGGGGTTAAAAATCCCGGTGTCACCTTGACGGCAGAAGAGGTCAATGATGCTAAAGAAATTCTAAATCTATTACTAGATGAATTGAGCGTCGTTGTGGGGATAATCTATGCCGCTACCATAGAGGGACTTACTCTAACTATAGGGGCTGCTTCCCGGACCATTGGGATAGGACAATCGCCCCCAATTGCGCCAACCGCCAATTTATCTGCTACAGCCGGTATAGTTACATCGGGCAATCATTATGTGAAGTTGACGACTGTAACTGCGATAGGGGAAACTACACTTGGAACTGCGACGGCAGTTGTTAATGCTGATGGTTCCCATAAAATTGATGTCTCGGTTATTCCACCAATTGGTGGAGAAATAATTGGTTATAATGTCTATATGACTAAAGCTGGAGGTACAACTTATTACTTCGTTGCTCTGGTAGCAAGTACTACTTACGCGATAAATGTTGCCGATGTTTCTTTGACAGTGGTGGCTCCGACTACAAATACTACAGGCGGAAACTTCAATACAGTTAGACCGACTCAAATCCTTAATGCTTTTGTCCGGGATTCCGGGGGGACAGATCACGATGTTGCGATCATCGGACCCGGGAAGTACCAGGGGATTTCGACCAAGACTACGGCAGGACGGCCATACTTCCTTCATTTTGTGGGAACTGCTCCTCTTGGCACTATTTATCTTTATCCCGTACCTGATGCCGCTGAAACCCTCTACCTTGATAGTTTGAAACCATTGACGGAGTTGACTACTTTAACAGCCACTATCGCCTTGCCACCAGGTTACATGGCCATGCTGAAATCTAATTTAGCGGTTGCCTTGGCCCCGGAATATAATCGAGAACCTTCTAAATTAGTGTTTCAAGAGGCTCACGATACCAAGAAGGCAATTATTGCCATTAATGCCGCCAGTCGGCATGAACCGGTGAATCTTAGGTACGGGCATAACCCCGGTTATCCCCGCAGTATTCTTGAAGGATAGGAGATGAATCTTTGACGTTAATATTGCCATTACCTTATATATTCAAAGCATTCGCCCTTGACGGAACACCTCTATCCGGCGGGAAACTCTATACTCTTTGAATTAGGTGATTAAGTGAACATACAATTTACTTCTGGAAAATTCTATGCGACCGACAATAACGGTGCCCCAGCCGTAGGGTATAAGATTTGGGCCTACAAATCTCCCGACACTTCTACACCTGCTGTTAGTTATTCAAACCAAGAATGTACAGTAGCTAACAATTGGCCGGTGGTTTTGGATTCTAGGGGTGAAGCATTTATCTATGTCAAGATAGCTACCGATTTTTATTTTACTTCCCCCACTGCTGTTGACATTAGTTCTCCTATTTGGGAGTCCAGGAAGGTTGGAGCACAGCCGGTAAGTCCTATTATCGGCTCAGCTACACCAGTCACATTAAATAATAATTATATAGTAACTACGGTCCCGACAGTTACTGCCCTGTATAATAGTTTTCAGTTGGTAATGACCCCAGACCTAAATAACGCATCTACTTTGGTCTCTACCGTTTTTACCGGCACCGGGATTAACGATCTGACGGCTAGTGGGGCATATCTTGGTAGTACATCTGGTTCTGTTTTTACGTTCAAAATTGATTCGGTAGTACACTCTGCTCCTGTTGCTCCGACAGCAGCATTATCCGCTACTGCTGGGCTTGTAACGGCTGGTAATCATTATGTTAAATTGACTGCTGTAACTGTAGGAGGTGAGACCATACCTGGGGCGGCTTCGGCAGTTGTTGCAGCCGATGGCACACATAAAATTGACGTCTCTGGTATCCCAGCAATAGCCGGTGATATTACTGGTTACAAGATTTATATGACTAAAGCTGGGGGGTCAACTTATTATTTCGTTGCTACAGTAATAACTACAACCTACGCCATAAACACAGTTGATGCAAATTTAACAGTAGTCGCCCCTACTAATGGTGTTGCCGCTGATACGTTTACTTGGAAAAAAGATGGCGGGGCTTGGCATCCTGGTATTGCAATTACTGGTGTGGCACAGGCAATAATGGAAGGGTTGGTAGTTATCTCCGCAGTGATTACTGGTCATACCTTTGGAGATATTTGGGCTGTTACGGTTAAGACCCCTGCTAGAGTTAATCTTGATACTCTTGGTAATCTTTTAGTGTATAAAAATAAAGGTGGAAGTGTTGTAGCCCTTGATGGGAATGATATGTTGGCTGGGTATCCAGCTCAACTAATTTTGAATGAAGCATTAAACGCCTGGTTATTAACTAATCCTGCAACCCCTATATTCAGTGTCCCAACTATTACAGCTAATCGATACAGAAAGAATATAACTACTACCTACGCTATGGTGGCGGGGGACGAGGGGTATGAGCTAAGTTGTGTTGGAACATTTACAGTAACCCTGCTAACTCCACCCCAGTTTTCAGGCAGGTTTTTTTACATCAAAAATGCCGGCACTGGTTTAATCACTTTAGATGCTGGTATATATAATATTTATGGAAATGGGACAAGTACATTTACAATAGGCCCAGGCGGTTGTTTCCAACTTCAAAGTAACGGAGTTGATTGGCATATATTAACTTCGTTAGGTTTTCCGATGTTGATAAGTCAACAAGATGTGTCTGCGGCTACAAGTGCTACATTTACTGCCTTAATACCAGGGGTAAAATATAGATTAATTTACGAATTAACACAAAACACTAGCACTGGGAAAATAGGTATAAGGTTTAATGGCGATGCTGGTGCCAATTACCAGTCAATAATAGATGGTGTTAACACCATTGGAACTACCTTTATGAATGCTTCTACAACTCTTATTCATACTGCCTATGAGGTTGGTGTTACTTATATTGCAACTGCTACAATAGATTTCACTACTCATTATGGAAACAATAAAATGGTGAAGGTAGCAGGTTCTTCGGGATACACAGGTATAGGAGCTACATTTTATTTTACAAGGGCAACTATTAGTAGTAGATATACTGGCGCATCTGATTTAACAAGTGTTGCAGTGATTGTAGATGTAGGTACTTTTACTGGAAGAGTTTGGTTGTATCAGGTTGGATAGAATAAATGGCTAAATTGTCAATATTGATTGATAACCCTAAAAGAAAGGTGGGTAGACCACCAGGGTTTCATTTAACAGATCAAGAGAAAGCAAGATTATCTGAATTTTGGACAGGGAAGAAGCGACCATACAATAGTGAAAGAATGAAGGGACATACGTTTAATAATGGTAGGGAACATAGCGAAGCAACTAAGGAGAAACACAGATTGCAAATGCTCGGCAACACGTATAGGAAAGGAACAAAGTTAACTGATGAAGATAAATTAAAAATATCGCAAGCCCTAAAGGGTAGGATAATATCAAAAGAAACAATTATAAAAAGAAGAGAGACTGTAAAGAAAAATGGCCATCATCAAGCTGGCAGGCCATTGAAAGAAGAAACGAAAATAAAATTATCAATATCTTTGTCTGGACAGAATAATCCTAATTGGCGTGGTGGAATATCAACAGAACCATATTGTATAGAATGGAATTGTATCAAAGAATATGTCAAGGAAAGAGATAACAATGTATGTATGAACCCTTTTTGCCACAAAACACATTTTAAGATATATGTGCATCATATTAATTATACAAAAAATCAATGTGGACCAGATAATCTTATATCATTATGTAATTCATGTAATACAAGGGCTAATTTTAAGAGGGACCGTTGGCAGCATCTTTATCAATTTATAATGAATAATTTTTATGGATATTCATATGTCTAAGTGGCCACTGGTAACAGACGGCATACATGGAGACGTGCCAATCAACTTCTACCCGGCGGCGGATAGTGAAAAGGAGGTTATTCTATTCCCTTCACCTGGATTAAACAAACATTGCACATTGACTGATTGCACCCAATTGCGCGGGTTACATGCTTGGAACGGTTCTATTTATGCTGTGGCGCAACGTGGGGCAACTACCGTTCTATGGCGGATAGATGAGTCTGGGGGATTCTCAGAGTTAGGAACGATTACTACAAGTGCCAGTGGGCCGGTTTGGATGAGGAATAATCCGACTCAACTTGGCATCTGCGATGGGGTTAGCCTATATTACTATACTCCTACGACCGGATTGTTCCTTCAAAACACTGATCTTGATTTTTCTGGGGCCTCGTCTATGGACTATCAAGATGGTTATGGGATATTCACTAAACCTAATTCGCGCCAATGGGGGTTTACTGCCCTCAATAATTTTAGTTCTGTAGATGCTGGGGATTTTTATTCTAAGGAAGGTCGACCTGACAACATTATCAGTATCCTAAGCGATCACCGGGAGCCTTGGCTGTTAGGAAGCGAATCTTGTGAAGTCTGGCACAACGCTGGTGGAGACAACACGAGCCCTGATACGCCCACATTTGCCCGGTGCTCAGGGGGATTACTCGAAATGGGTTGTGGGGCAGTCAAGAGTCCGGCCAATTTTGATAATACTCTGGTTTGGTTGTCGGAAAAAGGACAACTGTTAAGGGCGCAAGGATACAATGCCAGTATTATCAGTACAGATAAATTCGGGCGAGAAATATCTGATTACAATCTGTTTTCTGATGCTATTGCATTTGCCTACACAGACTTAGAACATGAATTTTATCAGATAACATTTCCCTCGGCAGACAAGACTTGGGTATATGATGCTAAGACCAAGTTATTTCATAAGAAACAAAGTTGGAAAAGCGGCGGCGGGTTCGGACGACATCGGGCTAACTGCCATGCCTTTCTGAATAACGTTCATTATGTTGGCGACTATGCCAATGGCAAGGTCTATACCATGGGTGTTGACCATTTGAATGATGATGGCGAAGAAATACAGAGGATTTTGCACTCAGCTAATTTTCATGGTGGACTTAAACCCATAGTATTTCCGAGTATTCAGATTGAATTTACACCAGGAGTAGGATTAGTAAGCGGTCTTGACCCCCAGGCTATGCTCCAATACTCATCTGATGGGGGCCAAACATGGTCAAATGAACTATGGAGATCGGTTGGCCTCATTGGAAATTATAAGGCAAGGGCTGTATGGAATCGGATGGGGCAGGACTTCCAAAGGATGTACCGCTTAACGGTTACTGATCCGGTTGTCTGGCAGGTTTTGGCTGTTCATGGCTGGGGGTTAAAATAATGGCAGGGCAATTTCCACAACTCCCAGAGAGGATTAGGGAAACACTTGATACATATCTGCCCGGGTTTTATCCTTGGATTGTTGATATAACGCGGTTTATCCAGAAAGGGTTTACCACGGCGGGGGATGCTACGTTTTCGACTGTCGGCAAAGGCCCCATAACCATTACCCCAGATGGCACTAAGAAATATCGGTTAGGGGTGGATAATGCCGGAACTCCGATTGCAACTTTAGTGCCATAGGAGAAGGAAACATGCCCGTAAAAATCATTAAAACTGGTAAAGGAAACTTTAGAGTAGCGACACCTGGTGGGGTTAAAGCGAAGTCAACCACTAAAGCCAAGGCTAAAGCCCAAGAACGATTATTGAACGCGCTTGAACATAATCCTAATTTTACGCCCAGGAAAAAGAAAAAGAAATGACCCAACCAATGAGCGAAAAGACATTCCAGAAGTTAGCGATGTTTCTTAAAAATGACCTTAATGCCATAAAGTTGTGCATAGATTTAATGTTCCTGGGCCATTTCTGGGATGACTTGATTGATAAAGATGTGCAGCGCAGCGATGAGGATATAAATCAGGCTTTTATGTTGTCTTTGGGTGAGATTCCCATGAATCCGTTTTATCAGGCTTTTCAGATTCAATTAGCACCAATGATGATGAGTGCAAGTCTGCTTTGGCTTAATTCAACTGATTTAGAACGTGGGAATAATGACGAAAAACTTACGGCGTTTTGTATTAGGAACGCTTTACTTAATTTGATTCATTTCTGCATGTTCTTAGTTGGTGGAGTTGCATGGACAAGAGAACATGGGCCGGAGTTTTGGCGGACTTTTATGCTTACAGAAAATCTTTATCAGAAGTTTTTGGCGGAGGCGCAAGATGCCTGACGTAACTGGTGGTGCAATCTCTGGAATTGGTAGTGTTATTGGTGGTGGAGCCAGTCTAATTGGCAGTTTATTTGGCGGCAGTGGCGGCGACAGCAACGATACCGCCCTCCGAGCCGCCCAGATGCAGGTTGACTCGGCTAACCGTTCTGCTGATTTGCAGATGCAGATGTATCGCGAGGCGGTGAGCCGTAGTGCTCCTTGGGTTAGGGCCGGAACCTCAGCCGTCAATGAATATGCCGGGTTGCTAAATCTGCCTGGATATGACGCTATTGACCGGACAGATTACTTGCGGAGCACCCCAGGGTATCAGTTTCAACTTGGCCAGGGGGTTGAGGCCAGGGACAGGTCGGCAGCCTCAAAAGGGATGCTTCTCTCTGGGCCACAACTAAAAGCTGTGACTAAATACGGCCAGGGGTTAGCGGATACTACTTACAACTCTCTTATGGACAGGATTTATGGTCTTTCTGGGCAGGGGCAGGATGCCGCGGCACTTACCGGGAAGCTAGGGATAGCCACAGGGCAGACTATGGGGAACGCCTACATGCTTGGTGGGCAGGCCCAGGGTCAAGGGCTTTACAATGCCTACAATGCCAGGGAAAGTGCCTACGGGACCCAGCAGAAGAACCTCATGGGCGGGATAGGGTCGCTGACACGTGGAGCGGAAAAGTTGGCACCGTTGGTATCGGACTGGTGGAGCGGGGGAGGGTATGACAAAAATCTATTCACGCCGGCAGAAGCAGATTATTACCAAATGACAAATCAGTATCAATAAGCACAATGAAGTATCAAGGGGAAAGATTATGGCAGACTTTCGGCTCCCTGAACTAAAACCGGCGGATGTGGATTATGTCAATGCTTTCGCCAAGGGGTATGCGGCTCCTGATGTTATGCAGGCTCCGGGGTTAGCCAATACTCTTACCCAAGCGAAGATAACTGAGGAACAGAATAAACTCGCGGCTGGGGCGGAGTATGCGAAGACCAAAGACCCTAATGCACTTGCTGGGGGTTTCCCGGTAGAAACAGCTAAATTCAATTTGTTACAGCAAGAACAAGCGGGAAAATCTTTAAAAGCGGCAGGGGAAGCCGGATTTTTGTTGAAAGATGCGTTAAAAGACCCGGCCACATACCGAGGAGCTAGGGACTATTTGATGACAATATCAAAACATGTCGGTCTGTATTTACCAGAAACCTTTGATCCAGTAAAAACCCCCTTAATGATTGATAGTTTGGCAGGCCAATATATAAAAGCCAAGAAACTTGAGGGAACTAGGACAAGTGGTATGACTATGGCCGAGTTTGCGAGAGATTATCCCACGGAATACAACGCAGCGATGAAGGCGAGGCAGGGGCCTCAAAACCAACACGCGGTAATTCCCTTTGGTGGGGGCGATGCTACTCTTTTGCCACCTGGGGTTGTGCCTCACTTACAACCAAATCCTCAAATCACTGTGCCGATAAGTCCGACAGGACAACCCGGACCCCCCCTACCTCCAGGGCAAAGAGGGGTGATATTGCCGCAACCTCAAACTGATCCTACTAAGGGAGAACGGGCAGAAGAGGCTCAAACTTTCAAAATTGAACAAGATACTGCCGAAAAGGTGAAAACCTTTAGTGATCCTAAGAGCACCCCTGAATCCAAGGCACAAGCAGAAGCGGTATTGAGATCGCGGGGGTGGACTGATGGGACAATCAATGCTCCTGGAGCGATATTTGGGACATTATGGCCCGGCGAAAAACAAACTTTAGTCCCTCCACCCCCCGTTGCAAGGCCGACTAGGGCGCAACCGGCGGCGGTGCAACAGGTGGGGCCGGGTCGAAAACCGAGTCAGCAAGACTTGGGAGATTACCAGCGGGCCTTACAAATGAATCAAGGCAATCCCGAGAGAATACAGGCTATCAAACAAAAAGCTGTGTCGGCCTGGGGGTATGCACCATAATGGGAATTTTTGACGAATATCTTCCTTATTCTATTCCGAGGTCGGACAAGGTTTCCCCTGATCTTATGGATAGGTTTGGAGAACTTTCTCAAGACTTCTATGGACAGACAGGAGAACCGCTCAGGGTTACAGACAGCTTTAGAACCTATGCCGAACAAGCGGCTGCCCATGCTCGGAAACCTACATTGGCTGTGTCCGCAGGTAAATCCAGACACGAAACCGGTGCTGCCCTGGACATTGACCAGGAGCAGATAGCAAAATATGGGGTAGAGAACTGGAAAGAACTGGTAACAAGACACGGTTTCGCTATGCCTGCTTTGTCAAAAGGAGAACATTACCACATCGAACTGCCAAGATTTGAGAAGGCCGGTAAGATAGCCGCTACTACCGGGGGCATGTTCGATGAATTCCTGCAAGAATCCCCCGGCAAACCAGGTGGAATGTTCGATGAGTTTATGGATCAATCTGGACAACAGATCACCAGCGAATTTGCCCCCCAAGACACCGGGATAAGTGATTATTTGAAACATAAACCGTTGTCTCCTGATCCTAACACCCGGGGGGATATGGCGGTAGGTGCGGGGAAGAGTTTGATAAAACTTGCTATGGAGACCTTTGGCTTTGGCATAGCGGAACCTATTGCCAAGGGAGTTGCTAAAGCTTTAAGTCCAGCCGATAAACGAGCTGAAATAGACAAAACCGCCCAGGAAATGAAAACTAAAATCCTTGGCGACCTGACTTACACGCCCCAGACCAATTTTGAAAAGGGAGTCAACTTCATTCCAGAAGTAGTGGGGAGTGTTTTGCCCTATATCGCTACGGGGGGACTTGCCAGGGCAGCAGGTATCAAAGGCATCCCCGGAGCACTGGCGACTTTCGCCGGGGCTGAACTTCCCAAAGCCTACGGAGAGGGTGGCCTTCCAGCAGTGGTAAAACAGTTGCCTTGGACAGCAGGTATGGGGTTAGGATTTGGCGGAGTCCACAAGTATATTCCCGGGTTTGTCTCTCAAGGGGCGGCGATCACTGGTCTGGCCGCGGGGCAATCGGCTCTTCACCAACAGATCGCCAAAGGAGAAGTAGACCCTCTGGAAGTAGCAAAAGCCGCGGGAACAATGGCACTCTTGCATGGGACAGGGTTGCCGGGGTATTTGAAGCAAAGGAAATTTGCGAAATCGGTTGCGGAAGCCGATTCAGCATTGGGAATTCCCCCGCCCCCTGAAAATATTTCTGATCTGACTAATAAATTAGACGCAATAAGGAAACAATACGAAATTGACAAGACCAGTCCAGAACAGAGAAAACCAACCCCGTCCCCTGAAGAAGTGAAGGTTGAGGTTGAAAGACTTAAAGAAGAATACGCTCAAGGGAATGAAGTTCCCATCATATCTGAGAGTTTACCTCTAAATGTTATTGAGAAACTTAGGAAAGGCGAGAAATTAAGCCCCAAACAAGATGTCGTGCTCAAAGACAAAATATTTATCGCTCTGGTTGGGATAAGGTCGTATCCCGAATCGGTGGCTTGGGAACAATATGGTTTCGTGCCAGTGCAGGATAAGGCACCTTATATTGGTTTACAGACTCCCCGGACTATGGCCACAGGGAATATTCCTGAACCGCCTCCTGGTGGGGAGATTCTTGGACCCGTACAAGGTCCTGTAATGCCTCCCACTGTGCCTATCATCCCCATTGAAGGGATAGGCACCCTTGCACAGTTCGCGGCCAGCAAACCGACCCTCAAGCGGGTGAAGGCGGGTAAGGACGGGTTGCCCCGATATGACTATACGCGCCCCGATGGTGAGGTAGTAACGATTTATACTAATCCGGGTGAACTCCGGGCGAAGGCTATTGAGAACGCTTATCAATACGAGGTAGATAGGCTGGCGCAACCTCCTCCTATCGCCCCAATCCCTGACGTAAAGCCGGAAGCCAAGGTTGCGCCGGAAGTGCCGAGAGAGGCGGTTACACCCGCGCCCGAAGTAATCAGGCCGCCGGGGAAAGTTACCCCTACCCCAACCATTGCCGCCCCCGAGAAAGTCCAGCAGGCGGGGGCTGGTGAGGTCGCCCTGGAAGTGCAGGCGGGGAAAAGTGAAATACTTTTCGACCGTGTGGATAAATTTAGGTCGGCGACTTTAGGCAAGGTTCACGATGCAGAATCTAAAACTTCTTATGTTATGAGTGTGCGACCAGATAATTCGGCAGAAGGGTATTCTGTAGTCTTAAAAGGAGATAAAGGAAGCCAATCGTTTAGAATGAATTATAGAGGGGATATGCCTCTTGATGCAATGATAAAAGATTTTCAAGATTACCTTGATATTGATAATCCCGGTAGATTCAAGATTGAATTAGGCGAGGCGAAAGTTAAATCGCAACCAAAAGAAGTAGTAGTAAAACCCCAAGACCCGCCTCAGATTGCCGAATGGAAGGAACAATTAGCAAAATATAAGCGCATGAGAACGGGGCCTGCTGAAAAAATGGTTCCTGTCATGGAACGCAGAATAAATGCTGACCCTTCAAAATGGAAGGAAGGGGATGGTGTCGGATGGAAAGTAGCCGGACAAACGAATCGGGGATTTGCCATTGATACAATAGACCCCGAGAGTAAAATGGCCCTTATAAAGCAGGTGGCCGATACTGAATTAACCTCTACTGGCGGAGACTACGACAGGATTAAACCTAAATGGGTTCCTCTGGGAGACTTGGTTAGAGATAACAAATACAACCTGAAGTCCGCCCCCACGCCCCCGAAAGCGGGGGAGGGGAAGGGAGGCGAACTCTACTCCGGCATCCCTGTGCATAAGATCGGGAAGGCCCTCAAAGATGTGTTTGTCGGTCAAGACCTGCCCGACATAGATACCCTTAAACAGCAAGGCCGAGATTATGTTGCTGAGGGCAAGACATCATCCGAGGCGATCGCCCAACTTAGCAAAGATTACCGGCGAACTCCAAAACAGATGTATGAGATTTTGGAAGGCAAGACTCCGGCAGGGAAGGTTCCTGTACCGGCAGGCCAGAAAGAAGAACAGGCACCGACCCCGGAGGTGTCCAATCGCATAATCAAACAGCGGATGCTTACTCTTGAGAAACCCGCCTTTGATGAGATATTTACTTCCCGTAAAGAGGCACGGGGATATTACGAGCAAGAGGGAATTGACCCAACTAATTATATTATCAAGAAAAATAAAGACAAGAATTTTCAAATCCATGAGAAAGTGCCGCGGGTTCCGCTTTACGAGGATATGGCGAATATCGCCCGGAACCTCGCAGAAGGAAAAGATTTAGACCGCAAGTTTATGGGGGCCAAGGCAGATACTTACAGCCTTGAACCTTCTATTGGCACCTTTCAGAGGTTAGAACGTGTGGCTCCCGGTATAACTGAAAAACTCTGGTACAAGGCCAAACAACTTGAAAATCAGGCGTATCAAAGATATGAGGATTTTAAAGACCAGTTATCCCCATACACGAAAGGTTTGTCTTGGGGGTCAAGTCGCCGGATAGCGGCATGGGCTACGGCTCAACAAGAGGCTGGTCCAGAAACATTAAGGTCAATGGGCGTTAAAATGCAACCACTTAATGCCAAAGAACAACTTCTATATGATTTTGGGCGCAAAGTTTATGACGAAACTTTGCCAGAAATTAATGCCGCCAGGATACTTGCCGGGAAACAACCTATTCCGAAACGAGAAGATTATGCGCCGTTCATGCGGCAATATTTAGACTTGCTGCAATCCGGGGGCGATCCGATAACGGTAACTGCTGAATATTTTCATCCCACGGCTACGCCTTTCAAGTATGCCAAGGAACGGAAATGGAATATCACCCCATTGCGCCTTGATTTTGTGAAAGACCTGAAAGACTACATGGGAACGGCTTATAAGCATATAGAGTATTCTCCTTTTGTGTCCACGGTTCGGGAGATGGTTAATAAGATTACAATGCCTGATGGAACAGAGGTTTCTCTGAGAGATCAATCTCCCTATACCGCTCAATATCTGACTAAATGGGCGGACAGGATTGCCGGAAAACAGGAAACCTTTGCAGGTCCATTGATTGATAAGACCCTCATAGGAGTTGCTAATAATATCGGTGTGGCCACTTTATCAGGACTTGGAACATCAGCAATAAAACAACCCACGTCTATCCCACTCGGATGGGCTGGGATTGCTCATCAAGTGGGATATACAAAGGCCACCAGATATGTCTTAGCAGCGTTGCAGGATTCGGTTAAACCGTCTTTCTGGCGGCAAGCGATGAATGAGAGTAACGTCCTTCCTACCCGGGAAATGGATGTTACATGGAAGGAAAGCATCACTGAGGCGCACTCTCTGGTGGGCGATTTACTCGGCAAGTTATCTCCGAAACTACAGGGTGCTTCTGAGATAATCACAGGCATCAAGAAGGGACTTGCCAATTTAGGTTACAAACCTCTTGGGTTCCTTGACATGCACGCTGCGATGGTGACTTGGGGTGCTGCAAAACGTGCTGGATTGGGAATGGGTATGGGCAGAAACGATGCAATTAGATTTGCGGATACTCGGGTTATTAGAACCCAAGCATCCGGTTCCCCGATAGATCGTGCGCCGATCCAGGCTAACCCATTAGGGAAGTTCATGTCAGTTTTTCAAACCTTTGTTATGAACGATTTTGACTTTATTAAAAAAGAAGTTTTAGGGGTTCATGGACCTAAAGATATTTCTTCCAGTGAAGCAGCCAAGAGAATTCTCATGTTTGCCTCAGCAGGGGCATTGGTAAACATCCTCTATCGGGATGTATTAGGGGGCAATGCTCCCATGCCCGAACCGATTGCGGCAGGATATAAAAAATATATGAAGACCGGCAACATTGGCGAGACTGCATTAGAAAGTGCCAAAGAGATGACACAGATCGTCCCCCTAATCGGTGGACTACGATACGGCGGGGGTGTCTTAGGAGCAGGACCACAGTTTGTAAATGATTTATTCAGAACAGTTGCCGGAAAATGGGATGCCCCTTCTCCCCTAAAAACTGCCGGGAAACTATTGGGTATTCCAGGGACCGAACAGATGAGCAAAATTGCACGAACAAATGAAGGCAAGATGACCCTCATGGAAAACTTTTTCGGTCGGCAATCCGGACAAGAAAAACCCAAAAAAGACAAGGAAAGAGGCGGCTTCGGCGGCTTCGGTAAAAGTTCGGGATTCGGTAAGTTCTAAAGGGGATTGGTTATGGCCAGAACTACGGAACGGGTAAATAAACTTCACAAAATGGAGATAGAATTTTGAAAAAACTCTTTACTATTCTGCTTGCTATTATCCTGACCCTTGTCCTCTGCGTTACCGCCGGGGCAACCTACGTCAACACCTACCCGAAATTTAAAGCGTGGGACACCAATGCTAATCCCTTGGTAGGCGGCAAGGTTCACAGTTATCAAGTCGGGACCAGCACCAGGAAGAATACCTATTCTAATGCTGCCTGTACCGTCCCCAATACTAATCCGGTTATCTTGGATAGTCTTGGGGAAGCAAATATCTATATAAGCGGCTCAGTACATCTAATTGTCAAGGACAGCAACGATGTAACCCTATTTACCATCGCGGAGGCCGCAGGCGGAATCCTCTGGACATTTAGCCCCTCATCGGCGGGGGTGCTTTATAGCTCAGTAGTTTATGGCGGGTCTCAAACCATTTTGCAAGCCGCGATAACTGCCGTAGGGGGGAGCGAAGCCACTCTTTACTTGGCTCCGGCTAACTGGTTGATAGTAAGTGATATGTCCATACCGGCGAATATCACCCTTAAGCCAGAGCGAGGGGCTATATTAGCCATCACCACCACCAAAACCCTGACCATCAACGGCACCCTGGACGCCGGCCTTTACCAAATCTTCTCCTGTATTGGCACCGGCAAGGTGGATTTGTATACAAACAAAGCCATTAAGGAAGTCTACCCGCAATGGTGGGGTGCCAAGGCTGATGGAGTTACTGATTATTCCGTTCAGGTGCAGGCGGCAATAACTACCGGGATGCCCGTACGTATTACCGGATACTTTGTCGCTACAGTCACGATTACTACCGAAGACAGCATTGTAGGAGTGGGGGTCTATACCAGTAGGCTGACCAAAGTATCTGCAACTGGAACTGTGGGTACTCCTCTGGTGAATCTGAACATAATAGACACGGCTGTTGACTCGTTGCAATTAATCTATGTGAACTACAGCAATTTCCTGAAAATATCGTCTACTGGGTCGGTTATCGTAACTGACCACGGTGGGGCTATATCACTCACGTCGTGTAACTTCAACAAATTTGATGTATTGGATATTAAAGACTCAAGCGGTAATGGGTTCTTCATGACTAAGTCCTGTAATAATGTGATAAATGTTGGTTCTATTGTAGGAGCTGGTGTTGTAGTGCCTAACTCATGCTTCTACTTATATGAGGATAGCCTTAGAAATACCATTAATGTGGGTCATATCTCTGGAACAGCGAATACTGAATATGGCCTGCAACTTCTCCACGAGTGCAACGAGAATAAAATCTCTGTTGGCGTAATTGAGAACTGCCTACGGGGTACAAGTGCGGAAGGGTGTAATCTATTCGGCTGCGACAATAACGATATTGATATAGGTATCATCAGATACACTGCGATAGGCTCGCTTGAGTTAAGTGGTGGGTCTAGTCGGAACCGTATCTCTGTAGGACAATGCCTGAACTATGACCAATCAGGAACTGGTGGTATCTCTGGAGTTGGTATCTTCTCTGAGAAAGGAACATGGGGGCCGAATTGGTCTAACGATGGGTACTCCAGAAATAATACTCTAAACATAGGGTACATTGATGGTTCCTCTGGTGTTCTTATCCACGTGAACAAGGGTGGCGGAGAAGACTTGATAACCAGAGGCAATAGGATTACCGCTGGGTGTGGATCGTCAGTTGGTGGTTCTGCTACTGTGGCTATAGCATATTCTCCCGATACCTATATCGACATTGTCTCCCAGAACAATATCCCTGTCGAGGCTGCTATAACTACAAGCCCTGGTACTGTTATCAGAATGAATGGCAAGATTAAGTATCAAATCCCCCGTGCCAGTATGCTGGATAATCCCAGCTTTGAGACCGATGCTGCTGACTGGGCGGTTGCTGGTGGGTCAGCAGTCACTCGGCGCACAGACGTTGCTAAATTTGGTGCCGGGTATGGTCGGTGTGTCCCAGGGGTGCAGTTTAAAGGGATAACCTCTACGGCAATCACTATTAAACCAAGCACAACCTACAAGATGAACTGTTGGATTAGGGGTAGTAGTGCTACAGTATCAGCAGCCTTTATTGGTAATGTTAGTGGCTTAGCCGCAGTAACTGGCATGGTCCCTACAGCCACATTTGCCCGATACACAGGATCGTGGACTTCCGGGGCTACGGATACTACTGTGCAGGTTTTCTTCTATACCAATGATGCTGCACCAGGGGCCACATATTTTGATATAGATGGCATTATGTTTGAGGAGAATACGGTTTACGCCAATTATCCAGAGGAACGGTCAGGGAAGTTTCTTCTCTCCTCTGGCACAGAAACAAGAGTTTATAACTCAATATTGTTAGCAGGCTCAAGCGTAATCCTACAGGCGAATGGTGCAGCAGGCACGGTACTAACTCCTTATATCTCTAGTCAGTACCAAGGAACTTCTTTTGTCATAACCCATGCAGCAGCAGCAGGAACGGAAGCATTTAGTTACTGGTTTGAATAAAGGAATATCAACCATGAAAATAAAAATCCCTGGATCGGCCTGGAAATTGGCGGATGGAAGTGCGCCGTAAGAGTTTAATAAAACGGAGGATTTACCATGAAACGTATTACTATCATCATCTTGGCAATTTGTCTACTGGCTCCGGTTTTTACTTGGGGGCAGGTCACAATCACACCATCTCGTGCTTTCGCACCCTTCCTGAAATTGGGGCAAACAACTCCCAGCACTACTACCGACACTCTCTATAACCCTGGTGGAGTGCTAACTTATAATGGCGCTGCGGTTATTCTAAGTGGAGGGACTGCTAGTTCCGCTACGCTTTGGGGTGCCTATGCCTCTATTACCGGGCCATCTCAAGCCCGAACCTTTACCTTCCCGGATGCTGCTGCGACCCTGCTTTATGATGGCAAGGCGTCGGGGACCTTCGGCATCGCTTCCAGTGCCACCGGCAGTTTGATTTTTAAAAATATCAGCAATACCAATGCTTTTACACTCCAACCCGGTGCAACTGGCGCAGCTTTATCGTGGACACTTCCCATTGCCGCTCCTGGAGGAAATAACTATCTGCTCAATGCTCAAACTACGGGGGTCTTAAGTTACACCGATCCGGCCATCTTTGCCCTCGTCGGCCAGACGATGAGCATCGGCACGACTGCGGTAGCAATCAACCGGGCAAGTGCTGCCTTGGTGCTGACAGGGATAACATCAATAGATGGGACTGCGGCCAAGGTAACTTCTGTAACTACCTCACAGAAGAACGCTTTGGGGGCTGCTGCTACTGGAACACATGTTTACGACTCCACATTAGGAATTTACCAGATTTTCAATGGTACATCTTGGATGGATGGGAAGGGAGTTACATCAACTCTGGGTATTATGCCGAACCCAAGTCTTGAAGTCAATACCTCTGGTTGGGTGGCAGATGGAGGCGGTGCTCCTATAGCGAGAGGCGTAGTCAATCCAAAGTTCGGGACCGCATATGTTAGATGCACTCCAGGCTCTCAATGGGGTGGTGTAGCAGCCCCCTCATTAAACCTAAACATTAATACAAGTTATCTTGTAACTTTCTGGATTCGGGGAACATTAACAGCAGTTACTCCCAATTTTATAACAGATAATAGTGGCAATCACTATGGTGACACTATCACGCCTACTGGAACATGGACTCAATACACCTTGCCATTTACTACAAATGGAGCAGATGCTTCGGGTCACATGAGATGGTATACAAGTGATGCGGTTCCTGGTGCTAACTACTTCGATATTGATGGTGTCCTAATTGAAGTAGACGGCGGTGCTGCATCTACTTATAGAGATGGTTACTCAGGTTCTATAGTTTTAACCGCTGGTGTAACTACAGTTGTTAATAACCCAGAGATAAAGGCCACCTCTAAGATTTTACTACAGGAAACAGATGGGGCTGGGCCTCTTTTGGTTCCTTATATTTCTTCTGTAGCTGCTGGAACCTTCACCATCACTCATGCAAATGCTGCTGGAACTGAGGGATATTCGTATCTGATAATGTAAAGTAACCGAGGCCGGGGTCATTGAACGTCGTAAATTAGTGCGAACAGAAGACCCTGGGGCGCATTTCTTTAAGCTGGGGTTTAAGGTGGCGGACATCGAGGCGGTGGCGGCGGTGGATATTTAGGTTGTGGCGGAGATGAAGTAGAGGGGACTTATGGATGACCCTGCCGAACGAGAAATTGGGAACGAAATTAAGGCTGGCCGGGTTCGCCTGCCTGGGGACCGTGGTCCCGGGTCGGCTCGCCTATGTCCTCTCGCAGATCGTGAAGCTGGTGGGGATGAGCACCGCCGGGATGGAGGCCAAGATTTGGGCTTACCCCCTGCCAGACGGGAAGGGAGGGGTCGGCGAAACAGCCATGCAACCTTAAACCGAGTCGTTTTTAGTGCTCGATACCTGGCCCAGCTTATCCCACCGGGGCAAGGCGATTCCGAAGGTCTATGTTATTTTGGCTAGCTGCAAGCCTTTTAGCCTTGACGTTGTTGCGTCTTATCTGGCGAAGGAAATAGGGCCGGTGGTAAAGCAAGGGTACTTTGAACTTTGACTGACACAGGCCAAGGAGGGAGTGATGGCAAATGGTGTGAGTGATAATGTTTGGCTTATGCGAGGGCTTGTCATCGCTTCCCTAATTATTATCCTTGGATGTTCCCCAGGAGTGCATGATTCAAGAATCATATTTAAACAAGTCGCCGATTTAATGAATGTCCAAGTGCCAGAGGCAAAACCTTGGATATTTGTGGTGAATGATGGTTATGCAGTAAGTAATATCGCGGCTCCCTATGTCTGGTGTCCTAATGCTCAGGATAGGGCGACAATAAAAGGGGTGTTTATTCCGCCTTGTCTGATTTATTTAAGCCGGAAAGATTTAAGCGAAGCGTTATTGGCCCATGCGTTTGCACATTTTCTGGGAGCAGATGAGAAAGAAGCTGAGAGGGTGCAGTTATATTTTGATGGTAGAACAGGGGGTAATTAATGGCTACTGATAGTCCTAATCCTCGGACATTTTGTCCTGTCCACGAAACAGTTCAGAGAGACATAGAGACTATAAAAAGCAAACAGGACGGGCGACCCTGCCAGGGCCATGACGAAAGGATAAAGTCTTTGGGAAAGTCTGAGGAACGTATGTCTAGGGATAATAATGACCAGTGGGATGCTATTAACAGTTTAAGAAAAATGGTTTACATGGGGGCCGGTGCTGCGGGGGTTTTGGCTTTCCTGGGGTCAATAATAGGGGGATATTTGAAAGGGAGATAAAATGAAAACTGGCCAAGAGTTCCCGATTTTTCAGCGTAATCTTTATGATTTGTTTGGTGAACCGGAAGAAGGTGCTGACTATTTAAGAACCCTCGACTTTGGTGAGTTTTCCTATGCCTTTAGTCATGTAAGAGATTATGAGGGGAATGCCTGGCGCCACAAAATTTATGGTCACGTTCTGATGGCTGACCCTCTGCGGAAAGCCTTTGGGTTGATTGTGGCCCGAGGGTTATTTGACGAACTCAAGACCTTCGACGGCTGTTTTAATATCCGCAGGATGAAGGGCAGCGGTTCCATGTCTATTCATTCTTGGGGATTAGCCGTAGATTTTAATGCTGCCGAGAACCCTTATGGTGGGCCAGTGAATTTCTCGGATGACTTCATTCAATGTTTTGCTGACTGTGGTTTTGAGGCCGGGGCACTCTGGCACACCCCAGATGGGATGCACTTTCAATTACCCTGGACGCAAGATTGGCGAAAATCTGATAATCCATTAAAACCTGTTCTTTTGGAGGTGTAAAAATGTTCAACAACATCGTAGACCATCCTATCACTTCATGGATAGGTTTGGCTATCCTGGTCATTGGTGCGGCTCTCTTAGCGTTTGGCAAAATCACTTGGGAGCAATTTGTAATCTTCTTAACACTAGCAGGGGTTGGCGGGTTGATGAAAGACCCGGCAAAGAAAGAATAAATGGATGAATCAATTCCCTGGCCCGCTACCGCCGCCGCAGCCGTAGTGATTGGCGGCATGGTTTACCTGGTCTGCTTGTTTATACTGGCGGGGAGAGGGAAGAAATTACAAAATCAAACGGAGGATTTATGAAAAGGCTCGCAGTTTTGATCATGGCTCTTAGCCTACTGGCCGGGTGCGCTGGTGTCAAGGCGTTCTTTACTCAAACCCAAACCATCGCCTGTGCCCCACCTGCGGAAGTTATCGCTGTGGCTAAGGCGGCTGCTCCGCTTATCCTGTTAGCGGTTCAAATGACAATCCCAGGTTCGGCGACATGGCTAGCTGGGGTGGATGCGGCTAGTGCGGTGGATTCTATCCAGAAGGGGATTTGCATTTCGGCTACTCAGCTTTCTAATCTCATCACTTTCCTGGAGTCAAAGAATGTGAAGATGGCTCAGGCGAAGGCTTCCAAGAAAACTACGAAGGTGGCAAAGGGTCTGGATATCGGGCCGTTGGTGCGGTGGCAGGGAGCGGTGAGATGAAAAGCATGTACACAACCACAGTCTGCACTCATCCAAAAGGCATCCAACCCTTCTGCCAATGCGGAGCTAATAGATCTTGTCCTATCTGTGGATATGGAAGCGGACAGTATCCTTGTAAGTGTACACTGGATGCCTACATCAAAAAGTGTGAAGGCCGAATCCTAAGGAATTGTTAATATGAAACTGGGCAAACTACCGGCTATATTCGACCGGCGCACCTTAAAATTGAGTTTATACCTGGACGTGCCAAAGTTGCCGCCCTTGCCCCGGGAATCCGACTGGTTCAAGAAGGTAAGCAAGTTTAATATGGCTGGGAATACCGAATATGGGGACTGCACAATCGCTGGGGCGGCGCACATGAAACAGACCTGGACTGCAAACGCTGGCCGCCGGGAAATCATCACCTCAGACAAAACAGTCATCAAACAGTACCTCAACTTAACCGGGGGGCAGGACACCGGCCTAAATATGCTGGCGGTCTTAAACCACTGGCGTAAAACCGGGTTGTTCGGGGATAAGATAGGAGCGTTTGTCAGCGTGAACCCCAGGAAAAATACCCAGATGCAGCATGCCTGCTGGCTGTTTGGGGGCGTGTATTTGGGGTTGCAATTGCCTTTATCTATAAAGAATCAGGCCATTTGGGATATACCTATCGGTGGACCAATAGGAGATGGTGAACCTGACAGCCTTGGGGGGCATTGTGTAACTTGTGGTGTAGCGCGCTCCAATGAATATGTTGTTAGCACATGGGGGGAGAAGCAACCAATGACGGTAACATTTGCCTCCTGCTACGCGGACGAAGGATATGCAGTTTTAAGTTTGGACTGGTTCACCACAGAACACAAAAGTCCAGATGGTTTCGCATATAAAGATCTACTTTCGGACCTTGCCAAGATTACGCAATAGATTACGGTGATAATTTACACAAGATTTATGGGCAACCAAATGACACTTTATATATAGGTTCTTCGGATCATCCCACTGTTTGCAATATTGGCATTTTCGCCAAGAGGCATGGCCGCAAGCCTTTATTGCCCTCATCCTCTGGTGTAATAACATATGATACGCTCTATCTTGGCAAATTACTAAGTGTGTTTTATCGTGATGGTGGACTTCTGCTTCAAGGGGCAATGCTTTACCAAGAGATTTCTCGGCAATTATTATATGTTCCAGTACTCGATTTTGATTTGATCTCGGATGTCCAGGTACATATAATTTATTATAAGTTCCAAACGAGGCTATTTTGCCCCCTTTCCAATTATTATTTTTCTCTGCCTTGGCGTTATGACCATGGATAAAATTGTTAAAGGTATGCGGCCAATAACTTTTCTCTTTGGTTTTGCTCCTACAACCACATTGACAAAAACCGTCAGGGATTTTAGAATCTTGGGTAGCCATGTGCCGAACCTCCTACAAAGGTTGGTATGTGGTTAGGGTCGGGACGGTGCGCTACACCGCTTCGGCCCGTTTATTTTATATCACAATACAGAAGGTAAGTCAATGAGTGACACCCCACATGGGGGCATAACTCGGATTTGTGGGGTATGGGGCTAAATGCGGTATCTCTCCCGAAATATAGAATATGAATATAATCAACCGATTCGCCTTGTCCTTTTTTCAGATACCCACTTGGGTTCCCCGTATTTTGCCCGCCGACATTTCATTAAATTCATTACAGGCGCGATGGATCACCCTAACGCTTGGCTTATAGGTATTGGCGACCAGATAGATGCCATCGTTCCTGCTGATGTAAAGCGGTTTCAAATCTCAGCGATTGATAAAAAATATCTTACCAGTGATAACCCCGATGAGGTATTGGATGCACAGGCGGCGGATTTTGTTAGCATCATGGAGCCTTTTAAGAACCGGCTTTTGGGCCTCATCGAAGGCAACCATGAGGAATCTATCAGAAAAAGGTATGGTATGAACCCCCATAGACGGTTGATATGCGAACCCCTCGGCTGCGAAAATCTTGGCCGATCCTGCCTATATCTCCTGAAATTTCAACAGAAAACAGGTAATGGAACAACCCGGACCCGCTCTTTGACCGTTTTTGCTCATCATGGATTTGGCGGAGGTGGACGGACAGAAGGCGGCAGCATTACAAAATACTCCCGGTTTATGACTTATTATGACGCAGATATTTATGTCACGGCGCACGATCATGATTATTGGGTTAAGAAGATCGCTCGCATCAGTATCACGACTACCGGCAAGATGCAGCATCGGGATATGGTGCTGGCCAATACGGGTGCCTTTATGAAAACCCTATCCGATACAGATACCCCCTCGTGGGCTGAAACGCGTGGCTTTCCGCCAAGGATTTTAGGGGGGTTAATCCTTGAATTTTACCCTGATTCTCACGCTTGGGGCGAATTAAAGGTCATCGAGTAGCCCTTCACAGCCTTGAGTGTGGCAAAGTGTTTGAGTTTCTTTAGCTCCTCAATAATACAATTTACAGTGTGACTGTTTTTGCTCTCGCCCGATATTATTACAATCTGACCGCAGAATATACAGAATCTTTGCGGTTTATTGGGGATTTTGCGGGTTAGGTCTAACGACAGTAACCTTCCCGCTACTGCCACCGTTCTTAATATAAAGTCAGCCACTTCCCGGTCAATGTTCATTATCTACCTTCCTGTGGTAATGGTTTCCATGCAGCCTCTATCATAACCGCGCATCTCTGACAATAAAGCCTGTGTGGACCATAACCCGATTTCATTTTACACCTGCGTTTTCCCTGGGAATAAGGGTCAGCCATAAATTCTTTGATGCAACGGTCCTTGTCTGGTAGGTCAATATCCATCATTTCTCCCTTCAACACTCCCTTAGTTATTGCTACATTATTATTTAAATACCGCCGTGACATACCAAACTATAGACAAAAGGGCTATAGCGATACTACTCAGCACATTGGGTTTTGTTGTCGGAATTATTGAAGGCAGAAAATATAAGATCAAGACCGAACCAACAAACACTAATAAATGGAGTTTCATTTTGTCTCCCCCTTCAACACCCTCAGTTTGGGGATGAGGACTTGGGCCTTAATAGTCATACAACTCCGTGAATGATTATAGCGTTCAGGATGACCATCCATTGAGCCACCACAAGCAGCGCAACTAAGCCCTGTTCCACAACCATAAGAATCATGACCTGATCGAGTTCGCAGTCTACTTGCGTCCTCCAGCACTTCCAACGCCTCCCCTATCCCTGCCTTCATCTCAACTATATCCTCCCATGCTCCGTCTCGCTGGATTGTTATAGCGTCCAATTTTTCGGTGAGTTGGGAGATTTCGGCTTCGTAGCAGGGCGCTCCACGATAAACCACATCTTCGTAGTCTATGCCAGTTCTACAGAAAAAATAAGACTTCCACCCCCGACTCTCCAAATCCAACTCAGCCCCACAGAACGGGCAAACTTCGTCGGTCATTTTGGTTCTCCTGTCGCCTTTGCTACTAGTTCTTTATTTGCGATTTTTTATTTTCTTTAACCTAAACCACTCTTTAGTGTCTTTATTGTACAATACTCCACAGACCGGACATATAGACAGGATTATTTCTCCCATATAAGTCCCATCGGGACTTTTACAGCAGGATGGTTGACTTAACCTATACACTATATTAGTAAAAATTTGGCCCAAAGCATCCCCATAAGGATCACTGTATCTACTGGACATCATTCCCCCCCCTCCCCATCAACCTCGCAGACCAGTCTTGGAGTTCTTGTAGTTCAGTGTCGGTCATGGCTTTTCCTCCCTTTCTATCACAGCATCCCAGCACTCCTCTGAACAAACCCAGCCATTGCCAGTCAATTCGCAGCCGCCGTGGTGTTCCTTATACTTGCATGTAAGTTCGCAGGTGTAAACAAGTTTTCCGCAAATCACGCAGGGTTCAGTGGGGCAAACAGTCATGGTTTCTCCTTGTCCAGGGCGGGATTTCAGAAACCTCTCCCATTCTCCTTCGATGACAGCAGGATTGCTCTAAGGCGTTTCCACGCAGGCCAGAATTCATTGGGCCAGTCGGGGTGCCTCGTTTCCACATCAAGCTCTAAAATAATTTCCAAATCCTCCCGCTGCACCAGTACCATCTCCGGGTTAGTAGGTTGAGGACAGACATGTTCAGTCGGCACACCCGCACCGGCAAGGCAGGCTAAAGGGTTGTCTGCGGAGTTGGCTGAATCGAAGAATCTTCGGGTTTCCCTTTCTACGTCTTTGGAACATGATAGTAGACCGTTAGCTGAAATATAAAGCCATGTCCTCAGTAGCTCTGCTACTTTCACCAGCACCTTATCCTTCTCGGCTAGTTGGGTTTTGAGGGCGCAAACCGGGCAGCGGAAATTAACCTCTTCCTCGCCATTATTGACAGAGTAATTATTTCCGCACGACAGACAACCAATCTCACATTTTTGCTCGTCCATCACTTCTCCTCCATAGCTTTACTGCAATATGGACAACCAGAAAATGAATTGCTGCCTATCATTTCAGCAACATATAATTTCCAGCACTTAGCGCATCTTATGAATAATTCAAGCGTCATTTCCTCTCCATTATCGCCTGCCTCTTGGCTTCGGCGAAGGTCCGGGGTAGGGTGGTCATGGGTTATTCCCTATTTATTCGCAAACCAAAGAATAGCGTCTACGATTCCCACAAGGACACAGACAAATCCCCCAATTCGGATACCTTGTTTATAAAGCAGGAATCCCACGGCAAGATAAAGTGGTCCAGATGGGGGGTCTATATAATTCATTCTTACTTCTCCTCCGCGCTCAACCTTCTCTCCAACTCCGCCAGGATCAAAGCGCCGGCCCGCACCAGGTCGCTGATGGGGTCTTTGGGTTTGACTTTCCATCCATAAGTTTTTTCCAGAACCTCCGTTACCAGATAAAATTCTCTACACCTCACCTTGGATATACTCCCAAGCGCATAAGCCGCCGCCAGCAAAGCCAGCTGGCCCTCGGTGTGCTTATCGTCGTGCTCCGGGGTGTAGCCTTCCTCGGTCTGTTGGCGGAGGCGTTCGTTGATTACTAATTGCAAAGCGGTCATATCGTCTCCTTAGGCTTAAATGCCCCACAAGCCTCATGCGTAGGACCGTAATAATCGCCTTGAGATAATTGACATTCCCCTTTCCGACGATTATCTTTGGTAACTTGGAACCAATGGCGGCATTCTTGGCACTTTTTCATCATCCCCTCCCCGCCAAAACCACTGCCTTCTCCGCAGCCGCCAGAGCATCAGCCTTGTCGCCGTAGATGTGAAATTGATGATAGTCGCCACACATGCAAGGCCCAAAGTATCCAGGTTCGCAACCAACACCGGGTTCGTCGCATACCATCAGATCATCCAATGTACAGCCACAATCAGGTTCACCATAAAGCCCATCGTACCCGTTCTTCTCCAGGTATTCCTTGATGATTTCTTTAATGGTTGGCATTGTTTCCTCCTTGTTAGAGTTTTTGCGACCCCAAGCTAACCCACTTCCCCCCGAACGGGCCGATTAGCCGGGGGGTGGCGAGTTATTAAATAAAAATCGGTTAGCTTTAAGAGAAAACCATCGACCCACAATAGGGCCAATTATCCAAGGTTTGCTATTGATTTTCGCTTTCGATAATTCCATCATGCCTAAACCAATTGCATGTGAGTAGCTATCGTGTTTCAAAATATTACAGACATCACCCTCAAGCCACAGTTCATACTTCCCTTTCCTTAAGATTGTGAATTGCCCGTCCACAGATACAGCTTGGAGTTTTTCCCAACCACAACTTTGAGCTATTTTGATAAGTTCTATCAATTCCATTTGTTCCTCCAAAAAGCTGCCCGGCCCCGGAGAAAGGGGGGCGGGAAGTTAAAAGTTTACCCCACTTCTCACCCTGGGGCACGAGTCCTGAGTGCAATTACGCGCCAGCCGGATGAAACGGCACGGGCCCGAGCGCGCTTGCCTTTCGGATTGCACTTGTCGATCCAGGGGACCGGAAGGAGGCGGACCCGTTCTGCGATGTTAGGCATTAATTCTCCTCGGCTATCATGTCGGCCAGCATTGAGAGTTCTGTTGATCCCCAATCCTTCGCCTTTTTCCCAAACCGGACCTCAATTTTAGCTAACGGCCAGCCTTTTGCTGCCAACTTGGTCAGGGCTTCGCCCACATCCGGCCCCTGGCTCTCTGTGGCTTCGCTGGGCGGGATTTCTCCCTCTGCCTCGTGGGTAGGTGCCAGTTCGGAAGCCATAGCATCCTGCGGCGTCTCAGGGGGTTTCCTGATAATCCTGGAACGCCAATGTTTAGAATCCTTCTTTTCAACCCATTTGCCTGTAATTTCCCATGCGCCGATAAGCACACAAGGACGTTCTTTGAATGCAATTTTTACAGTCTCATCAATTTCTTTGTATTCCTTGGCGGAAGCCGCAAGACTTTCCCGCTTATCCAGCATGGCCTCAAGTTCTTCATCATCCAACAATTCAATACCGGGGCCAAAATCGCGGCCAGGATAACAGATATGCAAATACCCGCATTGACCGCAGACTCCATCTTCCCACTTTATAGGGTCTGGCAGGGTGTTTTGCTCAACATGGGTATTAATTCGTCCGCACTTTTGTAAAATCTCATCAATCAATCCCTGATCCTTGGGGATAATGATTTGCTTGAGTTGTCCGCTCACCTTATTTTTTAAGAGCATGATTCCATAAGGCTCATCATGCAGGAAAAGATAAGTGGTCAACTGATAGGGATAAGACCGCAAATAGGCTTGTTTGGCCCTGAGAAAATCCTGCCAATTATTGATCTTTTCCCAGGTGAAGGGGGCCATGCTTTTAATTTCCAAGGGGGGACGTTGACCATCTATCGGGAGTTTCCCGTCAATATGGCCAGAGAGTTTATATCTCTCATCAAAGAACGGGGTCTGCTGCTCTTCAACATAAAGCCCAGCTTCCCTTAAATCATCCATTACCGCCCGTTCATAGAGGTTGCCCAGGTCAAAAACCCGTTGCAAGCCCACATCGTGCATCTTCTTATCTTGCCAGCGAGTTCGGCAATAAACAAGATAGCGGTCACAGGGATGGCCAATAGATGAGGCTCGGTTGACGTGCTGCGGGTAATTCTTGATCTTTAATTCCTTAGCATCATCAACAAGTTTTGGGATATTCAGGTTCATAGGATTAAACTTTGATCGCCTCAATCCAGGCCAAGGCGTCATTCATTTTGCCTTTGGGGAGAAGTTTAAATTCGTCTACCTTAAATTCCACCTTGAAGTCCTCTTTGATGATTTCCATAGAGGCTCCGGCATCACACTTATTTTTAGCCTTGGCATAGAGAAGTTTGCCCTGGGCTTCGGAAATAAAGTCAGTGGCTCCCTTGCCTGTGTAATCAACTCTAGTTGCTTCGCCCTTTTTGATTTGGGATTGGGCAAGGTATTCCCATGTGAGTTTTTTAAGCCCCAGGAGATTTTGAACCGCATTGTTGAACGCATTAGTGTAAGACTTCTTTTTGATATTTCCCTCATCCACTTCTTCTATCGGTTTGAGAGTATTGATCTTTTTCCCTTCAACCCATTCCGAAATGCTAGCGAAAAATTTGTCTCGGGAAGAACAGGTGCCGATAAATCCCCGTTCAATCCCCAGGACATTGCACTTGGCTACAAGGTGGCAGGTGTAGAAATACCATTCACCCTTGAGGTCGTGGCGGACCTCCCGAGTAAACGCCGGGGGTGAAATAGAAATGCCGAAGGGGGCAGCGATTTTACTCGCGCCCGAGACAAGCAAGTAGGGGGTGCCGTTCTGATCGCACCAGTCAGCAGAATCAGTGTATTTAATGGCAATTCCAACCAGTTTTTTATAGGCGTCCAGTTGCTTTTCAAGGCGTTGGATATTAACTAGGGGGTCGAATCCCGATTCCGGTTGGACCACTAATTCGCCAGCAGTTACAAATTCAGGTTCCATTTCCATAACGTCTCCTTTTGATTAAAAACATCAACCGTTCCTCATTCTCGCCAAGCTCTGGGTAAGGTCCATTGAAGCGCGGCGGGCGGCGGCGTTAGCGGAGCCGTAATCATCGCCCCGCATACTAAATGTACCGTCCGCCATTTTGCGACATTCAAGCGCAAATTTGGCCTTTTCCAAAAAACGCTTTGCCTCCCCAATAGCTGCTTGTAGTGTCTCAGTATTCATACCGTTATCTCCCAAAAACAATCTTATCAACTGACGGCGCACAGCAGATCAACACCGCCACCGCTATCGCAAATAGCAGCATCGGGGTGATTGACCAGAATGTTTCCCAAAAATCCGAGTTTGTTTTCATCAGTACCTCGCCTCATGCTCTTTGAAGCACCGCCGGCACAGGGGGATGCGCTCATCATCGTAGGCGCCGTACTTAACCCAATCCTCCCTGCCACAGTGGTGGCACTCTGCGATGCGCCCGTCCCGGATGGCTTTGTCAATGAGGTTATCAACTCGGGCGTCTTCTCGTCTGCTTTCGTCGTCACCCATTTTAGTCCTCCGCAACCCAAGATAAATCAACCGCCGACCAGTCCTCAATGTCGTCGCCGTCTTCTACCATCTGTCGGATCAGTTGCCGCCACTGCCAGGGGGTGAAAGTGATTTTGCCCTTGATTCTGGAAGCCTTGCCGTCCTTATGGACCCGAAGGCTATACCCGGAAACCTCGATTGAATCTTCGGCAGCCACGTCAATATGAGGACAGGCGTTGACGCTGTGGTAATATTCTAGGTGCTCGTCCTCATCGAAGTCTTTAAATTGCTTGAGTGGGGCAGTGCTCATCTTTATTCTCCTCCGGCAAACTGGATTTTAGGAAGTGGGGCATGGTTATGATTCCTGTGTTGTCCATGACGAATCAAATTCCGCCCGATGTTGTTCATAAACAGCAAAACAAGCAGTATATCCTTCCCCAAAGACCCCCTCATACTCTTTGCGAAAATCTCCGTTAAGAATAAGGAATTTCCCGTCTTTACAGAGAGCTGTTTCTCCTCTATCTGTATCGCTTTCAAACATCTTTGTTCCAGCCCACGGACACGGGTTAAAACTGATGTAAAAATCACCTCCATCGAGTATCATGTTATGCCGGAGTGTTTTCCATTTAGTCATTTCCTTCCTCCTTCGGGGCGGCTGGCACACCGCCCCGGTCTCGTTTGATAGGCAGCCCACAATCACGAAGGGATGCCGGTGGTTGGTTGAAAAATTCCTTGCGCCTGGGCCGGATTACGATTAACGGATACTCACATTAATGGACGCCGACTTTTGCCGTACAGTTTAAAACCACAAGAACTCCCGGTGCTGCCACACCGCCAAGCGCAAGGAAATCGTTAAAAACTTCCCTGACATGGGGCCAGATTCCCATCCCTGACTCCCTCGAAGATTATGGACCTTGCTCTCAAACCCCGGCGGTGCACACGCCGCCCATGTCAGGAAATCGTATGCGCTTTGGGGCAGCCCGGTAGGGCGTCCGGCCAGCTCGCAAGCTGTGGCTCCAAACCCTGTGCCGCTACCCCTCAGCGCAAGGGGTAAAAGTGAATTCCTGGACCTGGGGCCGGATTCCCCACCCGGCTCTCATACTCACGCAAGGAATAGGTAAGTAGCGATGACCTTTGCCAGTGGGCAGTCAAAATGTCGCCCCTATTCAGTCGCTCACCCGACGCTGCCACGCCGCCCAGGTCCAGGAAATCATTGACAGGGGCCGGTCTTTAACCGGCATTGGGATACGTTGCCCAATCCTTTCCAGGGGCCACTCAGATCGGCGAGCCGGGTCACGGCTGCATCTTTGGGCCACCCCCTCCCGGTTCCGCCGGGCCGCCCTGTCGAAATCGTTTGTCAAAGAGCCGATTGATGCCCCCTGGCCCTTCCCCTAGTCTCCTTTGGGCTACAGGTGCTTAGAGGGGCTCCCGGGCCGCCCCGTCCGGCTTCGTTGGTGGTGGTAGGCCAGCCGGAAGAGGGTGGGGTTGATGCAAACTTATTCAACCCGCCAGACCCGGAAACCGCCGTCTGAAAGTTTGCGGGTAGTAAGGCGATAGCCATAGCGTTTAGCCTGGGGCACAACAAATTGGGTCACTGATTTACGACCCCGCACGTCCTCATTGGGAATCAGAAAAGAATCTCCAATCTCCATTTCCTGAATGGGATAAATCTTTGGCGGACCGGGCCTGCGACCTTTAGGTATGGGCACATCCCTTTCGATTTCGTACATTTTCGCCTCCCTTTTTCATACCAAACTCACGCTCATAATGACGAAGCCTGCTTGTACAGGACTACCGAACGGAGAACCAAAGGCGATGTCCTCAGCCTCCATGATATAATCCACCCGGACCAGATTCTCCCGGCCGGTGTAGCCGCGCTGCTTGTCAACAGAAGGGCCAGGAATCCACTCCTTCAACAGCAGTTCGTCCCCCACCTTGAAGTCCCGGTTGTTCCGCCGGAGTTGAAATTTCATCCGGCCATTGCGGACTTGCTCGAAGTATTCCGGCCAAATCTTTAGTTCATGGATCGTTTTCATGCCGCCTCCTGGGGTTAATGGGGTTGATTTCCCGCTTTAACGGCGTTCTTTTTTCTTGCAGCCTCTTCTGCCAGAAACCACACGTTTGTCCTTTCGCGGCTTTGGCGGTTATAGATGCTATCAAGCATCTCGCCATAACCCTGAACAGATGCTTGCTTTTCCATAAAGTGAACGAAGGTTTTTATTTTCCCCTTCAAGACCTCCGAGGCAAATCCTTCTGCCCAAGCCAACTTCGAGACAGCACGAACAAATAAGGTATTGTGCCAATAGGGATAGCCGCTTTCCCGACATTGATTAATGATCGCAGCGACAACCCTTGCATGACTGAGATTGCCAAGTCTATAAGTCCCTCCTTTAAAACGGACATTCCAATTGTTAGAACCAGCACTATCACCGGCCAACATGGAGATACAAGCCCCAAGATTGATGCCGGTTTTATCGTGGTATTCCTTTACCATAATATAAGCTGGCTTCCCGAGTCTCACATAACCCTCCAGGTAATGCTGTATACTCCACAGGGTTATCGTTGGTCCGTCTTCGGCTGGGGTCATAACCATTGTCGGTTTAACTTCGACATATTTCACAGAGATGCCGAGTTTACGGGCCGCATAAAACCTATTATGGCCATCAATGATTTCAAAAAGAGGGATTACATTCCCGATATTGTTCTCAATTCTTACCACTTCCATCGGCTTGGGGTCACGCCACCCATACTTCTTCATTGATGCTTCCATGTTCTTTGTATTTATTACGTTTCGGTTAAATTTCGATGGTGCAAATAATTTGTAGTTGGTCGTTTCACAAATTCTGGCCATGTTATGCCTCCATAAGTGTTAGTTTTTCGTTTATCCATTTTTTGACCCAAAGCAGGGCTTCTTTCTGTTTTGGGTCATCGTCCCTAATCCTTTCAAGTTGGCTCCTGGCTATGTTTGCGAAGTACATCGCATCGGATTCGGGGTGAGGGTCTTGCTTTTTCAGGGGTGCCGGTGGGGCAGGTCCGACTAACTCGTCAACCAATGCCTTGACCTGCTCATGGGTGGGAACCTTGCCAGCCGGGGCGTTTTCCACAGCTTCCTTCCATACCTCTCGCTGCTGGTCAGGTTCAAGAGCGGCAAGAGGGCGGGTTTGATATTCGGAAGTAGGTTGGATTTCACAAGGGGCGCATAAGGCACCAATTGGTGTCAAATTGACCGCCACTTGGGAGCCGGTTATCAGTCTGTTCGCATGAGTTTTGCTCATTCCCCACTTCTCATTGCAGTAATCCTTGAAGGTTTTGAAGTCTTCTCGGTAGAGCCTCTTGTCCCGGATCGTTACCAGAGCCTTACCGACAGCTATGAATGACCCCATCTCTCGGGTGATGACCCCTTCAAGGGTTTCAAGCTCCGCTTTTTCGATTTTGGTAAGCTGAGTCGTGAGATTATCTTCTTGGTGGCCCATTGTGATGATCGCCTCCTGGGGTGGTTCGGTTGATGATGTTAAGGAGAGGATAAATCAGAAATAAATTGCTGTCAAGCAAAATCTTGAGGTTTAGAGCAAATAATTTTAGGAGGGGATTAATCTAATTCTTTCAAGAGGTTCTTAATGATGCGGAGGGTTTTTGTGGCTTTGGGTTCGTCAATCGGCTGGGGGAAAATTTGGGGTGGGGCCACCAATGAGGACAAAAAGTAGTCGGTAAAAGGTTTTCCAATCCAAAGATTTCTCGTTTTTGAGTTTTGTGATCGCACCCGGATCAATCCCGGCTTCCCTGGCGATATGTAAAGGGGTGCGCGTTCCTATCTGTTTAAGGATTTCTGCCTTCAATCCTTCCAAATGCCGCTCAATTTCATCGTTTCGGATAATTTTTGTCATAAGCAAAATTCTTGTTGACAAGCAAAGTTTTTTATGTATCTTATGGGCTTATGAAGCTAAACGAATATTTAAAACAGATCGGTCAGAGGCCGTCAGTTTGGGCGGTGAATCACAACATTTCCCCTTCCATAATTTCCCGGCTCTTGCGGGGCAAGACAAAACCAGCCCTGGGGACTGCCCGGAAAATCATTGATGCCACCAACGGACTAGTGAGTATATCGGATATTTGCGGTGATGCAAATTCCTAAATCATCCCGGAAACGGATCATGCCTAAGAGTTTCGCCTCATCTCTCAACTATGTAAACCAAAAAGGAAATTCGCTATCCCTGCGGGTTTCCTTATTTTTTTAGTCTGAACTTCGGCAATTCTAGGGGCTTTTTGCCATAAAAATTTTAGCCTTTGGCAAATCTGACAGGGGGTTTGGCAATGACCAATGATTTTATTGAAGATTTTCTCTCAGACCTCTGCAAAGACCTTAATTATGCAGTGGACATTGAGGATTTAGCCAGGGCCACAAAACTCAACCCCAACACTATTTCCTGTTTTGGATACCGCAGTAAAGCTCAGTTACCTAGTTCTAAACAGCTTTTGCAAATGCTTTCTGAGGTATTTC